GCTTCCGAACTGCCAACGATCGGAGGTGAAACCGGAATCGAGAACGGTCGGCGACGTGAACCCCGTTACATCCGCAATGTTCCCATCGTAGGCCGCGAGGATTTTTGATCCTGTCTCGCCGTCATAGGGAATCAGCGTTTCGACAGCGCCGGAGAGTCCGTCCAGAACGGTCTTGCTGCCACCTCGACCGATCACGAAGCCGGAGGATGGAATCCAGTTGATGAGCTCGACCGCATCGGTCGGCGCCATGCCTTCCAATGCATCACGCGCATTCCACCCTCCAACCGGCGCTGCGATGGTGAAGGCCCCGGGTTCTCCGCCCATTACGCGACGTACAGGTTCGTGAAGGGCTCGTTCGGGAACGGATAGTCTTTCGGCCATCCGACCGTGCGCGATCCACCATCACGCGCGCGAAGCTCATTCGAGTAGAGAACGAACGATTGATAGTCGTTCTGCCAGTCGAGCCCCTTCTCGCGCTTGTAGCGCCATTTGATATCGAGCTCGATCAGCGGATCGTCGAGCATCCATATGTCATCGTCCGCCGTGAACACTTCCTTGGAGGCCGCGACAGCGTTGTCGCGTGAGGTGATATCTCTGATCGTGTATTTCGAGACGTATTCAAACTCCAGCGTCTGTCCGACTTCGGGCGAGAACACCATGAGCTTGTCTTGGATGATCCGGCATCGAATCGGCAGTGTGACGTTGCCCATGCGGGAAATGAGGTACGCCCATACCGGCGCCGATGACGGGATGATCACGTTGTCCAGGCGACCCGATTGATAGGTCGTATCCGGGACAAGTCCGTAATAATCCGCGGGAAGGCTGAAGGACTGGATGCGTCCATCCGTCGTGAATGCGGTCGTGCCGTTCTCCATGAGGATGGAGCCATGCCTCGTCATGAGTTGCAGCCGCATATCCCGCAACGTCACCGCGCTCCGATTCGCGATCGCGATCAGCTGAACGATGTTCGTGTCGGGATTCTGAAAATATTGCTGCGGAACGTCGAATCCGGTTTCGGCGTTGACTTGGTCAAGCAGCTGCTTGAGCGTCTTCACGCGCCTTCCTCGCCTTGCCCTTCGGCCAGCCGCCCTTCGCCTTCGGTTCGTCGCCAGCGCTCACCCACCGTTTGGCAATGGCATGCAAGGACTCCAACTCGGGATATACCGACGCCTTCGCGGCGAAGTCCTCGATAGAAGCGATCTTCATTTCCTGCAAGGTCAGGAACGCCGCCATCGTCATCCTCGGGAGACAACGGAGCGATGTTTTCGGGTTCGTCCGCATCGCCTGGAACGCGGCCCATTCCTGTGGGTGCGCTTCGATATCCTCAGCGCTCGCAGGCTTGGTCATGTAGTCCTTTACCTCACGGGCCTTCATGCCCATGTATGGCGCCTCGTGGTAGATCGGACGCCCCTCCCTTGCGGAGGCAACCTCATCCTTGGACGCGTGCATGACGAACCAGACATGCATGTCGTTTTTGTATTCGAGCTTCCCGCCCAGGCCGCCATTGGCCTTGAGACTGGCAACCATGGCTTCTTCGTCGTAAAGCTGCATGCATCCTCCAGAAAAAGGGAGGGCCGAAGCCCTCCCGGTTGGGTTACGACGAAATCACTACGCCGTTGAGCGAACGGTTGTTGACCGTCATCGCGCCAGCGAAGAAGAACGGGATCACGTCGTAATCCGCGTTCTGGATGGTGCGTGCCTTGCCGACTTCGATCAGGTCACCCGGCGCCTTCTTGAGGAAGATCGACTTGGTGTTGAGGAAGTACATGTGTTTCGCCGGGCAGTTGTAGTCCGGGATGATCGTCGAGCCCTTGTACTTCAAGTTCTCGAAACCCGCGTCGGCTTCCTTTGTGCTCGTGAAACGCGCCTGCTCCTGCAACGACTCCCAGTACAGGGAATACAGGTCGTACGCCGACGAAACCAGGTTCACCATGTCGTTGCCGCGCAGGGTGTTCAGCCACATGGTGTTCATGTAGCCCTTGATGTTCGACGACGTGATCGCTGCCGGCGTCATGGTCTGGTTGCGCCAGAACGAGAACGCGACCTGGTCGATACCGCCCACAGTGCCTGCTGCGGTCGGGTCATCGGCCACCAGCAGCTGCAAGCCGCCGATCTGGTTGGACACCGAGCCATTGGAGTAGATCGCTGCGCCCAGCGTGTTTTTCAGCAGCGCTTCGACCTGCTCCATGCGAGCTTGCGTATAGTCGTAACGCTTGCCCTCGCCGGAGTTCTGGATTTTTTCCAGGCCGGAAATGGCGATGAACGCGCCCAGCTGCTTCCACTGGAACTCCGCTGCATCGAGAACTTCGGAGGTCGTCGGCGGGTTGAACGTGTCGTACCCGGTGTACCACTTGATCGACGTATTCGGGTTGGTGGGATAGATGATCGCTTCGTCGATGACGCGACCACCGTTCACATCCTTGATACGCCCGTTGGTGTCGAGGTACGTCAGGATGGCGTTGTTCTTCGTCACGTTGTCCGCCATGGTCTTGGACCAGTTGCGGGCACTCGCGGTGACGAATTCGGTGAGATTGGCTGCGGCCATTGCTTATTACTCCTGTGTCAATGCGCGGCGAGTTCTTTCTCGGCCTTGCGCATGGCTTCTTCGATGGAGGACGCCTGATTGGCGCGTCCCTTCGGTTTGCCGGACACGTTCCTGCTGGCTTCCGCAGCTTGTTTTGCTTCGGCGGTCTGACGGGCGGCATCCTTGAGCGCCTGCTGTTCCGCCATGGATGCGCTCAACTTCGGATTGAAGCGAACGGCCATGTCATAGGCCTGCGGCAACGATGACGCCCGACCCATCTGGATCAGCATCACCATGTCGTCGTAGACCTCGCGGTAGTGCGGGTGCTTCGGGTTGCCGCTTTCGTCTGCCGCGGATTCAAAGGCAGCGATGTCGTTAAGGACGGCGGCTTGCTGGGCCTGCATCTGGCCCTGTTGCTGCTGCCAGATGGCTTGCTTCACTTGCGAAAGCTCGCTCTGGTAGCCGCCCAGCATCTGTTGCAATGCTGGGTCGATGTAGGGCGCTTCCTGGGCGACTGAGCCCAAGTCCGCGCCCCATGCCTGCGCGAGCGCTTTGATCGCCTGACCGGCGTCGCGAGGTTTGAACATGCTGGCCAGATAGGGAAACGTCTGGTCCGGGTTGTTGCGCAGAGAATCCTGCGTCGCCAACAGCTGCCGCACGAACTGCTGCGGTGACATGCCCTGCATATGAAGCTGGTTCACATACGGCGCGATGACTTCGGCGATCGGATCGAGCTGTCGGCGGTACTGCGCGAACTCGTTGTCGCGCCGGCCGACGTAGCTATACGTCTCGTCCAACTCTTTCAGGAGCGGATCAAGGTGCGTGCGTGCCTCGGGATGATCGCGAAGGGCCTTCAGAGCATTCCTGCTCGGCTCCTTCCATCGCTTCGTCCACCCTGGCGCCTCCCACTGTTCAACCACTTCCTGTTCAACGACGGGCGCTGCCGCGGCTTCTGGTACATCCTTCGCAGCGGATTCCATCGCGCCGCTCAGGGAGTCGATATCACTCATGCTGAGTCTCCAAATGAAAACCCCCTTGCGGAGGTCATAAAAAAACCGCCTTTCGGCGGTCGCTGGTCAAACTGTGGTCGGGAGGGCTGGCTTGTATCTGTCCAGAACTTTTTCCGGCAGCTCCTTGTGTTTCAGGAGGCCGGCCAATTCCTCGTTTCGTTGGTGGGTCGTCTTGGCTTTGTGATAGGCCTTCTTCGGGCTGAAATCGTTGGCGTCCACCAACTGATGTTCGGCCATGATGTTCTTGCGCTGGCGATTGGTCGTCACCGGCTTGTCCGTCACGGGGCATACGTAGTGGCAGTCCCGCTGCACGTAGCCAATCACCGGGGCAATCTTGATTTCCGCTTTCTGCCCGCAGCATTCAGGCGCATTTGCGCGCCGGTCCGAAACGCGGTTGAATGCGTCCTGCTCCGCCCCGCAGTTGGGACAGACGTATGCGTAAAGAGGCATTGCGTTACTTCCTCGCCAAGTTCTTTGGTGTCGGAGGGTTCGTGTTCGCCATTGGACTGGTGAAGTCGCACGATCCGCTGTTGGCGTTCATGGTCGGTGCCGGGGGTGGCGCCATCATGGCGTCACTGTTCACCGCTGGAACCTTCATCGCCCGCCGCTATGGAGGCAAGATAGGCCGTAAGCTCACGGGCCTTGGCGCTACCAGCGGGGAGCCTGGAAACCTGCAAGAGCGCAGCCCGCCCATTGCTATCGGTCATGAGCCGCGCGATTGAGCGCGTTCCCAACACCTTGCCGCCGAGCTTTAGCGCGTTGCCGACGCTGAGATTGTTCAAAACGCCCAGCGCTTCGGACTGTCCAGCCGTCCCAGAGAAGTTGTAACCCGTCTTGTCCGACAGCCTGCGCGCGACATCGATACCGGCCTGAATCTGCGAAAGCTCGCCCGGATCAAACACGGCCTGCAGCCGTTTGGCATCGCCGAGCGTCTTCACGAGAACATTCGGCCGCAGTACGGCTGTGTTTGCGCCCTCGCTCGCCGGCATCGCTTTGGACTTCTCCAGCGCGTCTTCCAGAACACTGCGCTTGAGCGTCTTCCACGCGTCCGGCTGCTCCTTCTCCAACAATCCGCGGACCACGCCGAGCTCGGTAGGCTTGAGCTTGCCCATGCGCTCCATGACCGCTTCGGGCGCCAGGGTGTTGAATTGACCAGACTGCAACGCGCCGGCGAAGTCTTCTCCGAGGATCCTGCCGAGCGGCGAAGCCTTCACACTGTCGATCTGCTGCGAAAATCCACGATAGCGCTCGTTCGCATTGCGCAGCGCCGCACCTACGTCACCGGGAAGTGTGGTTGCTGCGTTGTCCAAGTCGCCATCGATCGCACCCAGAAGCTTCGCGGCAATCATTCGGTCCTGGTTGTCGCCGCTGATCTTTGCCTGCCCGCCGGCCACCTTGGACAGGTGCTGGCGGAGCAACAACATCTTGTCCAGATCGCCATCCGTCGAGCCGCCTTGCAACTGCCTGCGCGCGAAATTGGCTATCGCATCGGATGACCCGGTCCCCATTTCGCCGTGCGTTGTCACGAGGTCTGCAAGCTCTGCCCGAAGGTTGTCGGGTTGGAGCTGGACGGAGTTCTGCGTGATCTTCCGCACTTCCCCGTAGTCGGCTGCGGCGGCCTTGGAGCGCATATCGGACAACTTGTCCACGATGCTGCGCGTCGCGTTCCGAACCTGCTCCCCCGCAATGGCAGGAGAAGCATCGCGGCTCGTGATGCCAGTCATCGTGCGGTCGAAGTGATCGGCCAGCTGTTGAACGCGAGCCTTGTCGCCAGCAAACGCCAGGTCGCGGCTGAAGACGGACTGCCGTGCGGCGTTTTCGGCCATTGTGATGGCCTTGCTGCCGCTGATTTGAGCGGGCGTGAGCATGACGCCTGTCTGCTGCGCCAGGCTCTCACCTTCATTGGCGAATGGTGTCGCATTGGCGCGCTTGCCTGCCGCATTCAGGAGTGTGGCGGCGGGCGATCCAAGTGCCTCCATGGCCTTCCCGGCAGCGCCAAGGACCGCGCCGCCTGCCGCTCCACCTGCCGCGCCGAGCCCCGCCTGCTTGAGCTTTTCGAGCAAGAAATCGTTGCCCCGCTCGCCCGTGATGAGGTCGGACAACTGCGCATCGCGAACACCGGCCACTGGTGACGATAGCGCGCCACCAGCAGCTCCCTGCAATGCGCCTTGGATGGCCTTCCCCGCGATCGTCGATGCGCCACCACCGATACCCATCATGGGTGCCGTAGCTGCGGCCGCGCCGACGATAGAGCCGACCTTACCGGCGCCAGTATCCAGCAGCGGTGCGTCAAGCTTCGCCTTCTCTGTTGCGCCAGAATCGACCGCCTGCGCAGCGCCTTGAGGGAGCATCATGGCCGACGTATTGCCGAGAGCAGCCATCAGCCAAGGAGCGCGCGTGGCAAGCTGCTCAGCTGACAGTGCGGCATCCGTCATCCCCTGCCCGATGCCCGCTTTCAGCTTCTCGAGCATCGACATGCCGTCAGTTGGAGTCGGCGGCGCCTGTTCCAACTGGAAGCCTTGCGGCAACTGCGTCCCTTGCGGCTGCTCCAAGACGAATCCGGGCGGCAAACCTGTCATTACAGCGGCACCCACTGGCCATTGACCAGACCGATGCGCTGGCCGGTTTTTGGGTTGACGGCGGTTTGCGTCGGTTGCGCCTGTTCCTGTTGAGCCTGCGGCGCTCCGCCCTGTCCGCCTGCGATTTCACCCCGCATTCGCTGCATGTCGGAGAGGAAGTTCGCCACCTTGGCAGCCGAGGTCGAATCACGCTCCATTGGGAATGGAGTTTCACCAATCAGCGGAAGATGCATGCGACTCGGCCCATACATTTCGTTGGCCTTGCGCACTTCCTCCACCGGAGCCGATGCGCCAGACTTCGCATACAGCATGTCCTGGATCGCCGATTTCATCAGCTCCGGCGTATCTCCGGTCATGCTGGTCACGTCGTTGAACTGGCCACCACCAGGCGCAACGCGCTGTTGGTACTTCGTGGCGTTCGCGATCGCATTGTCGATCAAAGCAAGCTTGTTCTTTGCCTCCGCCGTCAAGGGCTGCTGTGGCGCCGCCATCGGCTTCCCATCCGGTCCCGTGATCGGCATGGCCTTGCCGGTCCGCTTGTCAACGAGACTGTTCCCGACAACCTGCGTATCGGGCGATCCCTGCTGCCCCGTGACCATCGCCATGATCGCTTGCGGATCTGCGCCCATCTTCTGAGCAAGCGCAATCTTGGCCATCAGGCCGGCGTTCGGGTCTTGACGGTTTGCAGCCGAAATAGCCGCTTCCGCTTTCTTCAACCCAAGCTGCTGACCCATCCATGCCTGCGATGGCGTGTAGCTACCCGTTGTCGGGTCGAACACGCCGCCATCCTTGAACTCCGGCGCCGCATAGTCGCGCTTGGCCTTCTCGCCATAACCGATCTTTTGCAATTCCCGGTTGAACTTCCTTTCCTCGTCGGCCTGCTCCTGCTGACGCTTGGCCATCGCCGCCTTGTTCTGCGTCTCGAACTCCCGACGCATGAGGTCGGTCAGGCTTTCGTTGTTGCGCCGATTCACGAACGCGCCGGCGAGCGATGAAAGCGCTGATGTAAGGACGCCCATACCGCCCGAGTTCGGGACGTACTGCGCGCCCATCAGGCTCTGCGCGAGTTGCTGTCGCTGCTGATAGCGGAGCTTGTCCGCCTCCAGCTGTGCAAGGTCGTTCGGATTCGACGACAGCGGGATAAAGTCCACTTAGCCGCCTCCGCCGTACATGCTTGCGAGGATCGAGGCCCACTGCGCGTAGTTCTGGTTCTGCGCATTGGCCTGCTGGTTCTGGTAATTCCAGCCGTTCATTGCCCCGTTGTACTGATTGTTGTATGGGCTCTGGACATCGATGTTTCCGTTCCCTGCGTTGCCGTTCGGCATGTAGTTCCACATCGACTGTTGGCGCTGCTGGTCGTTCATCGTCAGACCGTTGTTGTATTGCGTCACCCCCTGACCCATGTTCAACAGCTGCATGAGGTTCCCGAAGTCCATCTGCTGGCCGTTCTGGTTGAGATTGGCCATGCCAAGATCGTGACTG